ACTTTTAAACTTAGTAACATCTTTATGATGTATATGATGTAAGTAAACATATCTATACAAAGTATTAGCCCACTGTAAAGGTGCTTCATTAGCCATTAATAAGGGCATATCTTGCATCTTAGCACCATCACCATGAGAAGAGCCTATTAAGTTTTTACCATAAACAAAATACTTTCTATGCTTATTAGTAATATTAAAAGATATGTTTTTATTCTTTCTAAACCAGCAGTAAATAGAATCTGCTAACATAAACCCAGATACATAATCATGATTAGATGGGTTATGAATTATATGAACATCAGCAACATTAACTAACATTTCAATAATGTTAATGTATAAATCTCTAGCATCTGTATAATTCTTATACCACATTCCATCTACATCCTGACCAGTACCAGCAGTAGTACTTCTAGTAGAGTTATCAATATGTAATACATCATTACCAATGATAAAAAGTATCTTATCTATTGGAAATCCTTTAGCCTTATTTAAAATACCATTAACACCTTTTAAAGCTCTTTCTATTGCTATTTCAGAATTATATTTATCTCCTGTTTCTGAATAGTCTGCTAACTTACCTATGTGTAAATCTGCTATATCAATTACTAATAAATGTTTATCCTTTATTTCAGCTCTTTTATACTTCTTATAACTTGGTGAATATTGACTCATCTCAGTAATAAACTTACTTCGCATTTCATCAAAAGATATTATACCTTGTTTGTTTTTAATAAATATAGAAGCTCCTTTAGTTTTTAACCATCCATGCGACCAGTCTGAGTTAGATGTAAATTCTGCTTCATTTAGTTTAGCTTGGAATATATTAGGCTTATAATACTTCTTTATGTAGTAGTGTACAGTTCTACCCTCTACTTTAAAATTGTATTCTTTATGTAAGTGCTTTGCTATTTTTTCTGAGGAGATACCTTTTTCTTTTAAGGCTATAATAATATCCTTGTAAGGATGTAATTTACTCATTATTAAGGGTGTTTAGCTAAATATAATAAAATACTAAACAATTAATAAAGTGCTAGTTATTGCACTTATAAACATTTTTTATAATCTCTTCGCAAAGCTGTTGAGGTATTTTAGATCGTTCGTAACTACCTTTCTTTCCTTGAGTACCTGATATACTACCTCTTGGAGCTGACTCATGATGGCAATTAGTATTACCGTTAAAGCATTGTTCTCTAGGTTGCCAGCCATTAGGGTTAAATAAAGTCCTTAAATTATTTGTAAAAATATGAGTAGGTTTTGCCCTCATATCTCCATACTTACAATACCAAACAGTAGCTACTTGACAATGACTAACAAAATTCATCTTGTTCATCATGCCTCTAGGATTCTCAATATAATACTTTAGATTAGGATTTATCTTTAACCATTCTTTTATTAAGTTATGCATATGGATATTAACCTTATCGCATTTTTTAGCATAATTAGTTTTAGGTAATACACCATCTCTATGATGTGAGATAGCAGCAATTGAGTAAGTAGTACAATCTGGAGAAGCCCATACCATATCAGGTATAAATGGTACATCAGATAGCTTTAATTTACCTATATCAATAACTAAATCAATGTTATCATAATTAGTCCAATCAACACTAAATACTTTATGACCTTGCCTCTCTGCTTCTTTTCCTATGCTTCTAGATCCTGCAAACAGTTCTAAAATATTCATATCAAATATCCTCCAGATTAAGTACCATTCCTTTCTTAAAGTTATCGCTCATTGGCTTCATCTTTAAAAGCTGTATAATGTTTTCTTTGCTTAACTGTCCATAAATCTCTGTAAGCTCTCTATGATAGCCAATAGGCTCTCTAGCATATTTACCATCTGTTAACTTTCCTATTCTCCTGTAATTAGCAACTTCTAAAGACACTAATTGATTTAATAAATACTCTTTGCTGTTAATATTCATGTTTATTTGTTTTAGTTTGTTTATTCAAATATAGTAATAAATTAATACTATGCTATAGCCCTTACTGATTTCTTAGCAAGTTCAAAATATTCTCTCATCATAAAACAATCAGCATAATCAGGAGAGCGACCTATACTCTCTTTAATTTTATCTTTTGCTATTATACCTATTTTGTTTTCATCGCTATCTGGATTAGCTTGCTTAATAGCTGCTAACTCTTCTTTTAACTCATTCCAACACTTATTAGCAACATTAGGACTAATATAGATACCATAATCATTAACCCTCTCAGCACTCTTAAAATAACATTGGCTTTTTAAGTTCTTATAGTTTTCGTTTTTAAATTTGTTTACTATCGCTTTCGCATTATTAGTAAAACCTTTAGAGCCTCTTAAAATATCTACAGCACCACCACCTACTCCATCCTGATCTAAAACTATATTACTTCTCGCTACATTATACTTATTAGCCATGTGTCTTATGCTCAATACTACCTCATCTATACCAGATTTATCTATAGTATGAATATCACTAATTACAAAACCACTCCAAACCATTATAACGGTCTTATCTGCTCCAAATCTAGCGACATCACATGTAATAAAACTTTTGCTATCTGGACTTATAAACTCATTAGTTAATAGATTATCTAAACCATCATCAGAGTATATTCTGTTTGGATCATTATCATAATCCCAATTACCTAGTAACAACCTTTCTTTTTTAGACTGGTCTTTAATTCCTTTTAGGTTTTCTATGTACTCTTTATCTATGTATGGATTATCAGTTACATAAGCTTCTACAAAAGCCTGATGAGGTTTTAAATTCTTTTGTCTAAATGGCTGGATAAATTCATCATACATCCAGTTCCTTTTAGGGTTACATGTTACTAATAACTTAGGTAGTATATTATACTCTGTATTATACCATCTTCCTATCCTAGTCCTTAGAACATCATAAGCACCGAAGTTAATCTCTCCACCTTCTTCAATCCATCCTCCAGTATATTCAAGAGAACCGAATCTCTCATACATTGGATCAGATGGCTTATGCTGTAAATCTAGTAAGTCTATCCTTGATCCATTAGGAAACTCTATGTAGTTATCTTGTCCTTGATACCTCCAAAAGTCATGAGGTAAATTATGATATACACGTACTTTTAATAAAGTTTGATACGTACTAGCTCTTAATCTTTTTAGCTCTTCTCTACCTATAAACCATTTAGTATTAGGATACCTTAAACAGTTTATTAATAACCATTCACAGCCTAGCCATGACTTACCACCACCAGCAGCACCACCATAGAGAAGCTCTTTAGTAGTTGTATCATTTAGCTTTGTGTATGCTTCATGTTGTTTTAGAGATGGGTTAAGACTTATCTCCATTAGGTATATTATAATTAATCTTTATTTCTCCTTTGTGATTGTTTTCGTTTTTGTTTTCGTTAATGTTTTTTAAGTTCCATTCACTAAACTTTCTTTCAATAATCCATGCCCATCTTTGCCAAGCTCTATCATCATTAGTAAACTTTTTAAATAGATTTTCCTTTTGAATTATCAATGCTTTTTTTATAAGGGGCAAAAATTCTTTACCTGTTTGACCTTTATCGCTGTAATCTCCTGACTTCCAAAGTTTAAAAGTTCTTATTGCTACTTTATCCTTTTCTTTTAATTCTTCATTAATAAGAAATACTAACTCTTCATCTGTTAATAGCATTAAATCGCTTCTAAACAAAACATCTTTAGCAACTTCTATAAACTTATCTATCTTACTTGGTCTACCTCTTTCAGTCATTATTTTGCTTTCTTAAATCGCTTATATCATGATTAGGATTATCGCAACATTTACAATTACAATTACACTTTTTTCTTTTATCAGATATACCGTAATCAGGGTTATTCTTTTGATAGTGATCTTTATACATTTTTTCTACTTGAATACTATTTAGAAAGTAATGTTTGATACCATCATTATTAATCTTTTTAGCTGTTGTAAATACGTAATCGAAGCTCATTATTTCATAGGTACAGTTTTTATGTTTAAACCAGTTACCCTCTTTTAATAAGCTTATTTTAATCATTATTATATTAATTTACTATTTATACTAATATACTAAAATTAACAAACTATAAAAACAACCTCCTAAAGTCGGCAGTCGCTCAAGCTTTTTTATAGAGTCATTATGTACAATTATAGTTATCATAACCATCAAAACATATTGTAAATTGGTTACTACTATTTTCGTTTATAACTTCTATTATTTTATCACCAAATGCTCTCCTATCGCTTTCATTCTCATTTTTTGAAATATCAACGCTTACGGTAACTTCCCATTCTGGGTGTTTTTCCAATTCTTTTATTAAATCTTTTGCTTTCATATATTCCTTATATTAAAAGTACATAACACCAAGTATAGAGCATTAAAACGCTCCATACTCAAACCGTTAATATAATCCACTATTCGTAATTGCATATAATTTACCTTATTAAAAATATTTTATACGTATAAACATATATTTTAATCCCATTCATTTGCTCTTAATCCTCTATTTTGAATACCGCACATTAAAGCTTTATAAATATCACAATGGTACTGGACTATTTTGCCCTTTTTAACCATGCATGTATTACCTATTAAAGCATCATTAAATCTATCCATATTAATATCAGGATAGTCTATTAAAAGCGTATCTATCTCAGTTTGTAAGAAGCCTTCTTTATGCTTAGTCTTAAAATTGTATATTTTATCTTCTATTTCCTTACTCATGATTCTTTCTAATTTCTACCATAACATCATGAATAACATCAGTTAATTCATTCAGATAATCTTCATTAGCAATATTCTTTTTTTCTAGCTGATCTAAAAGCGTATGCCCTAAGTTTGACCAGTTATTAAATACTTGTTTAGGTTTTTGTTTTAGCTCTCCTCTAAGGTATTCAGATTGCTCTATCGTAGCTTTTAATAATGCTAACATAATATTACTTTCAACTATTAGTCTATTTTCCATTTTTGGCTCTTTGTTTGTTTATTTCAATCTTGTTTTTTATTTCTTGTTCTATGTCTATATTATAATGATTAGCCATATTTAAACATACCATTATAACATCTGCTAACTCTTCTGGTAAGTTGCTATACTGTTTAGGCTTCATAGCTTCATCATTAAGCTCATAAACCTCTTCATCTATTTTATCTAGGAACTCAAAAAGAGTAGTAGTAGGAGTAATATAACCCCTATCTACTATACTTTTATAATTTTCTTCTATTAGCTCTTTCATTAGAATAATGTTAATGCAGACTTCTCTAAAACTGCTGCTTTATGATTCTTTTTATTAATCTCAAAATAAGACTCTTTTAATTCTACACTAATAGACTTTCTATTCATTTTAAGAGCTTGATAACCCTCAGAACCTATACCTCCAAATGGACTTAAAACTGTTTCTCCCTCATTAGAATATAAGTGTAATACTCTTTCTATTGTATCTAATTGTAATGGACATATATGCTTTTCATCATTGTTATCTCTTGCAGTAGTGTATTGTAGTGTTCTCTTATAATCAACATCATACCATACAGGAGAAGCATACTTTTGCCATAAGTCAACAGGTAAATAATCTGCTTTATTAGGTTCTGTATCTTGATGAGTTATTGGAGTTAAATTATCTCCTTCATTTCTAAAAAACAGAACATAATCAGGAATACCTACCCTACTCATAGAGCTATCTTTTTTTATTGTCTTATGTAATAATCCTAGTGCTTTTGTTCTTTGCATTTCTGTAACTGGATTCTTCCATAATGTAGCTCTTGAATGATAAATAAAACCTTGCTCAGTAAACCAATCAACTAACATACCTGAGAAATCTCTAAGACCTATAAATCCTTCTTTACCTTTTTGAATTGGTAAATCCATACAATGAACTGCAACTATTCTACCATCCTTAACAACTCTTTTTAATTCTGGTATAAGATATTTAAAATGCTGTTCAAATTGTTTATAGTTAGCTACATTACCCATATCCTCTTTCTTATCGCTATAAACATAAAGCTCTGCAAATGGAGGGCTAAATACTGAAATATCAGCACAGTTATCAGGGAGCTGTTGTAATGTTTGGACACAATCTCCATTAAATACAGAATAGTTATCTGTTACTACTTCTTTGTTAGTTACTTTAACTTTTGATACGGCAGTTTTATAATCCGTATTAGCTGAATAATTACTCATTTCTTTTATCATTTCAAAGTGTTTTTTTTCCTTTTCTAATATTGACTTTCTTACGTTTTTTTGTGATTCTGGTACTAATAAATGAACTTTTACTTTTTTCTTTTGACCGAATCTATAACATCTTCTAACAGCTTGATAAAATTGCTCAAACTTAAAATCATACGAACAAAATATCATATTATGGCATTGTTGGTAATTCATACCAAATGATGCTATTGATGTTTTTGTAATTAGTCTTTTAAATTCTTCTCTAGCAAATCCATTTAAATTATTGGCTTTTACTTCTGGCTTATCAGAACCTTGAACATTTATAGATTCATCTATTAACTTATTTAATGCGTCTGTTTCTGCATTTTGTAATCCCCAAATTATAAACTGTTCATCAGGATTATCATTAACAATAGAATTAGTTTTATTAATTCTTTTATCTAAACTCCTTCTTAAATCTTTATTTATTTCAGTAGCAGAAACAGCCACATCTCCAAATAATGAATTAGTAAGGTTTTCAACTGGTATTGTATGCTCAATATATTCTATTTCTGGTAAATCATAACCATCATGATTAAAGCCTAATGTTTTAGGATTATCAATAGCAATAGCCCATGTCATTACAAACTTCCAAAAGTCATCCTTTGCATGTTTTCTTAATCTCCATTTAGATGTTTCTCCACCATCATGGACAAAATACATCGCTAACATTTCTAAATAAGGCATAACACCTAAAAACTCTGAATGTTGACCTAGTTCCATGTGATCATTAGGAGATGGCGTAGCAGTACATGCTAACTTATAAGGAGTAAGTTTAAAAGTATCAATAATAAACCTTGATAGCTTACCATCTCTACCTTTTAAGATACTAGATTCATCTAATACTACACCTGAATAAATAGATGTATCAGTATTTTTAAGCTGTTCATAATTTGTAATATCAAAGCTATCTAAGTTAATATTAAATTTTACAGCTTCTCTTTTTGTTTGTTCTACTACTGCTAAAGGAGCTAATAATAAAACTTTTTTATTTGTGTAATTATACACTTCCTCAGCCCAACTTAACTGCATTAATGTTTTACCTAAACCACAATCAGCAAATACAGCAAATCTACCTTTTTTAAGTGCTATCTTAACAGTAAACTTTTGAAAGTCAAATAGATTTTTGTTTAGTTTTTTTTCGTCTATATCAAATCCACTTGATATATGGCTTTTTTCTTTTGTTTTTAAAAACTTTTGATAATCCATAGCTTATAAGTAATACTGTTTAACTTTTACAAATTCTCCATAACGGTTAGATACATCTAGCCATCTATCTTTAATCTCTATACCCTCTTTTCTAAGGTCGCATACTCTGGAAGCTAGTCTATAGATACCTAGCTCATTCCATGCTTTTAAAGGGTTAATTGTTTGACCTTGCTCTAAATAGGTGAGCAGCCTTTTGTTCTGATTCATAATTTATCTGTTTGTTTCTACAATGATAATAATAAAAAACTAATATTAAAATTTTAATTGTTGGTTATTTAATTTTAATTCATAATTAAGCTCTCTTAGTTGTTTGTTCTGGTCTTTTAATCTTTCTGTATAATCTTTTAGAGCTTCTATTTCATCATAAATAGCATTGCTAAAAAACTCTAAATCTGCTACTCCATCAATACCAGCTTTTACTATTTGTGCTAATGGATCATTTAACCTGTTAGTATCTTCATAAGCTTTGTAAACTTTTCTTAAAGCTATATCAGTACCTATTAAAGAAGTTTTTACCTCTCTTCTAATACTACCACTTAAAACAGTTTTATCTTGCTTAAATAAATTGTAAATAGGTCTATCTGTTAATTTTACTTTTTTGCTTATCATAATTAAAATGGTAAATCGTCATCTATTCCGTAACTCATATTATTCATTCCTTTATGTTGTTTACTTTTTGCTTCATTTCCTAGTATATCCATTTCGGTCTGACCTACATCAGAATAAGTTTTATCTAATGGATTAATATTATCAATAAAGTATTTACAATGGTTACTCCATCTAAGCTCTATCGGTGCATCTCTTGGAGTTACTCCACCACCCGTAATAGTTTCTTTAACCTTTCTTACATGTAGCTCTCCTAAGTTCCATCTATCAGGATGTTGAGTCATTCTGTGAATAGTCCAAAAGTCATCAGCTCTATTAGCAAACTTTTGCCCTCCTTCTGTATCTGCTTTTTCTGGAGAAGCGAGGTGACCCTCATAAATATG